GGGACGACTCCTCAAAGCAGCAGCCGATAACGGAGAGCAGTGGGAAGTCGTTAACTACCCTGCACGAGCCGAAGTTGATGAAGAATTCCGAAAGACCGGAGAAGCCCTCCATGCTGAGCGGTACGATGAGGAAGCTCTAGCAAGAATCGAGAAAGCGGTTGGTCCGCGAGACTGGTCAGCGTTGTACCAGCAGAACCCCGTTGCAGATGACGGTGATTATTTTACGCGCGACATGATTAATTATTACGACCGCGACGACATTGATCTAGACCGCATGAAATTCTACGCAGCGTGGGACTTGGCGATTGGTAAGAACGATAGGAATGACTACACCGTGGGTATGGTCATTGGTGTTGATGAGCAGGATCAATTGTTTGTTGTCGATATGGTGCGGGGCAGGTTCGATGGCTTTGAGTTAGTCGAGCAGATACTCGATCTTTATGAGCTGTGGAAGCCCTCAATAATAGGTATCGAGAAAGGACATATTGAGATGGCGCTCGGTCCATTCCTAGAGAAGCGCGTGCGAGAGCGTGGGCTATACGAGGCGTACTTCAAAGATTTAAAGACAGGGCGTAGAGACAAGGAAGCGCGCGCCCGAGCAATCCAAGGCCGGATGCAGCAAGGCATGGTGTTCCTGCCGAAAGAAGAAAACTTCACTGGGCCTTTGGTTGCAGAGCTATTGAGGTTCCCAAATGGTGTTCACGATGACCAAGTTGATGCTTTAGCGTGGCTTGGCTTAATGATGACCGAGTTCAATACTTTTGTTGAGAGGGTTGAACACATACCCACTTGGCGGGACCGATTACCGGCGCTCTTAAAAAGCGACCGATCCAAATCAGCTATGAGCGCATAAGATGAAAGACCAAAAGATTTCCCCCGACAAGGAAGAAGAGATCACACGTACCCAGTGGACACGCTATGAGCGCGCTCGCGATAACGGCCACTTAGACTACGTCTCTATGGCGCAAAAGTGTGATAGTTATTACCAAGGCGATCAGTGGGACGCGGACGATGAACGGGCTTTAGAGGCCGAGGGTCGCCCTGCCTTAACTATTAATACGATCCTGCCAACCATAAATACTATTCTTGGCGAGCAGTCTACGCGCCGTGCAGATATTCAGTTCAAGCCACGACGTGGCGGCGACCAAGAAGTCGCGATCACGCTGACTAAGCTGTATATGCAGATTGCTGACAACAACAAATTGGATTGGGTTGAGCAGCAAGTGTTCTCGGACGGTTTGATTATGGATGGCCGTGGGTACTTTGACGTGCGTATGGATTTCAGTGATCACGTTGAAGGTGAGATTCGAATCTCTGCCAAAGACCCACTCGACATACTAATTGACCCCGACGCGAAGGACTCTGACCCAAAGACTTGGAACGAGGTGTTCGAAACCAAGTGGATGACGTTAGACGAGATCGAAGAGCTATACGGGAAGAAGAAGTCCGAGCAGCTGTTGTTCGTAGCTGAGAATGGCATGAGCTTTGGGCCTGACTCAGTCGAGTATCAAGAACAAAGGTACGGAGACACCGAGAATAGCGATGAGCACTTCGGCGCTGGAGTTCCAGGTGATGACGAGTATCGAAACGTTAAGTCTTTAAGAGTCGTAGAGAGACAACATAAGAAGCTAACCCGATCTGATTTCTTTGTTGACCCTGATACAGGTGACCAAAGGCTGTGTCCCGAAGCATGGAAAGAGGCTAAGTGTAAGAAGTTCGCTAAGCAGTACAACCTGACGTTAATCAGTAAAGTTGTACGCAAAGTTCGATGGACCGTCACTTGCGACAGAGTGGTCTTGCATGATGATTGGTCACCTTACAACGAATTTACAATCGTACCTTTCTTCTGTTACTTCAGGCGTGGTCGTCCATTCGGTGTGGTACGAAACCTATTGTCACCACAAGAACAGCTGAACAAAATTGCCAGCCAAGAGTTGCACATTGTTAATACTACGGCTAATAGTGGTTGGATGGTTGAGAGTGGTTCGCTGATTGGTATGACAGCGGATGACTTAGAGGAACACGGCGCTGAGACGGGCCTAGTGCTCGAATATGCGCGTGGCACTACCCCGCCGATGAAGATTCAAGCTAACCAGATTCCAACTGGGTTAGATCGTATCGGGCAGAAAGCTATGGCAAACATCCAAACCATATCGGGCATTAATGACTCGATGTTAGGTACAGATAGCGCAGAAGTTAGCGGGATAGCTATTCAAGCTAAACAGAACCGTGGCGCGGTCATGATTCAGGTGCCATTAGATAACTTGCGGAAAGCTAGGCAGTACTTAGCGGAGAAAGTACTCAACCTTGTGCAGACTTTTTACAGCGAGCAGCGCGTTATTCAGGTCACCAATGAAGATGACCCTATGAAGCCACGCGAAGAAATGGTGATTAACGAGATGACACCCGAGGGTTTAATCATCAACAATCTCACGCTTGGCGAGTACGACGTAATTGTTTCTACAGCCCCAGCGCGCGACAGCTTCGATGAAGTCCAGTTTGCAGAGGCGCTTAACTTGCGGCAAGCAGGCGTAGCAGTTCCAGATGACGCAATTATTGAGTACAGCCATCTAGCTAGGAAAGGTGAGCTTGCCAAGCGCATTCGCACCATGACAGGCGTTGAGCCTCCCACTCCAGAGCAAGCAGAAGCAATGGCGCAGCAGCAACAAGTTGCCATGATGGAAATGCAGCTTGAGATGCAGAAGCTAGAAGCTGAAGTTCAGAAGATTCAATCCGAAGCTGCGCTCAATACGGCGAAAGCTCAAGGTGCTAGCGAGGTTGATCCTCAGATGCGCGTTGCAGAGCTACAGGCGAAGATTCAGATGAACCAGGAACAACTGGCACTCCGTAGAGAGCTTTCATCTGCGACTAATGAGATTCGACAGAGCCAAAGCGAGACTAGTGCAGCCACTAAGATCGCGACTACAGCTATGCAGGCAGCAAAGAACAGTATTCCCCAACCCGACAAGAACAGGAGTTCTTAAATGAGTAAGAAAGAAGTTATGTCAGACGAAGAAAAACCCCTTGAGTTTCCAGTAATGCCAGGAGCTGACCGTCCAGAGGATGATGACTCCCCGCAGTTAGATTTGAGCTTCGAAGAGGTTTTGGCTGAGATATCAGATGGCAAAGATGGGGATGAAACAGATGAAGAAGCTATAGGTGAGGAAGCTACAGGTGAAGAAGCGCCGTCTGAAGAGGACGCAGATGATGAAAGCCCAGATGCTGAATCAGAAGAAGATGCTGACGAACCTGAACTCGAAGAAGCTGCGGAATTAGAAGAACCCATAGTCGAGAAAAAACCAGTTAAAAAGACAATGGTGCCGAAAGCACGGTTGGACGAGGTTCTAGCAAAGCAGAAAGCACTTCAAAAACAGTTGGATGAAATTAATGCGGCCAATGAAAAATCTGCAGAAGCCCCAGAAGAATATGATTTTGACTCAAAGGAAGTCCAGTACCAGAACATGGTATTGGATGGGGAGGCTGACAAGGCAGTCGCACTACGTCGCGAAATCAGAAAAGCCGAGAGGGAGCAGCTTGAATTCGAAATGCGGCAAGAAATGTCACAAACCGTTAACAAAGACAGACAGATGAATGCCTTGCAGCAGGCCGCGATTGCGATGGAAGAAGCATACCCTGTGTTTAGCCACGACTCTGAAGACTTTAACGAAGAAATGACGAATGAAGTTATTGAGTTGCGCGATGCTTTTATATCAAAAGGGTACGAAGCAGTCGATGCTTTGTCGAAGGCTGTTAAGTACGTTGTCAAAAGCAATGATTTAGACGTTGTTGAAGATGACGCACCAAGTTTAGCGGGCAAGGCAAAAAGCGTTGACGAGGTTGCTAAGAAGCGCGCTCAAGTAACTAAGAAGTTAAGGGCTGCTGATGCACAGCCTCCTGAATTGCCGGGAGAGAGTAGCTCAACACACGGAGAAAAAGGTATAGACCTAGCGACGATGACTGAAGAAGAGTTTGATGCGCTACCTGAAGCGACATTGAAACGATTAAGAGGCGACATTTTATAATGGCAACAAAGAAAGACCCTCGTCTCGCCAGAGCGGGGGTAAGTGGATTTAATAAGCCAAAGCGAACGCCAAGTCACCCAAAGAAGAGTCACGTCGTCGTAGCTAAACAGGGCGATAAGATAAAGACCATTCGTTTTGGTGAGCAAGGTGCTTCGACTGCGGGTAAACCGAAAGCGGGTGAGTCTGCCAAAATGAAAGCTAAACGTAAAAGCTTTAAAGCCCGCCACGGGAAGAACATAGCGAAAGGAAAAATGTCAGCAGCTTATTGGGCTGACAAAGCAAAGTGGTAGAACATTCACCCCACACTCAATGTTCGGTAACGAAACTCAATGTTCGGTAACGAAAGTTGTTGCTTTAAGATAATACCTAGACTAATATTCTACATACGTCCGTCACTACGATATGTGACCGGCCCGTAGCCGTAAAAAACGTACCTCGCCTACACAAGGCGTAAAACCTGTCGAGGTCGCCCCTCGTTAATCCGCGCTAGTTCGTCGTCACACGATACGTGATACACGGATTAGCCGCTCCAAAAGTCGGCTGATAAAGCAGCGTGTGCTGCATAAACGTCAATTTTATTTGGAGGCCATCATGGCTTTAACGAATTTCGGGACGCTTTCGGGCGACCAACTGCAAACATGGAGTCGCGACTTCTGGAAAGTAGCTCGCAACCAATCTTTCATTAACCAATTTGCTGGAACTGGCTCAAACGCTATGGTTCAGCGTGTTACTGAACTCACTAAAAATCAAAAAGGCACCAAGGCAAACATTACGTTGCTTGCTGATATGACCGGCGACGGTATCACTGGTGATTACACACTGGAAGGCAATGAAGAAGCACT